AAGCCCGTGGACAGTTACAGGCAACATAGTTGTTTCGGGTGGTACAACAGTAAAATCTTGGACGCAAGTATGGAGCGGAAGTGTAAGTTGGGGTGGAATTAGAGATAAAGATAGCACAAGAACTAGTTATTTTAACAGTGTTGAAAGCACTAACGAATTGTTTATTCCTTCTCACGTAAGATTAAGGGAAAACGTTAAACTGCAAAGCACTTTGTCAAGTGAAAAGTCAACACTTGTAAACACGGCAGTAGATTGGAGTATTACTCACGCAGGAATTAATGGTCAAGCAACTACGTCTTATGCAAGCAGTGGAGATATTCACGGAAGAACATTAAGAGTAAACAAAAAACCGGAGCTTTATTACTTCTATTATTACTGTTATAAGATAGAAGTTTACAAATAAAGGAGAATTATTATGGCAAGTAATTTAATTGAAAAAATGGCAAAAGAATATTTATTAACAACCGAAGGAGAATACGTTTGGGTATTACCAAGTGAAATGGGGTTTAGCACATACCCATTGCCTGAAGATAAATCAGGCTGTATAAAAGTTACAAAAGACGAGTATTTAGGTTTACTACTTGGCCAATATACTTTTGACGAAACGCTCACAAAAGTTGTTGATTATATACCTAGCGAAGAAGACTATAGCGTGATTAGCGAAGATAAAGAAGCCGAAGAAATTACAGGTGATGCTGTAAATAATGACGGTGAAACAGGTGCTGAACCGGAAGAAATTACAAGTACCAATGTAAATAATGAGAGTGTAAGTGGAACAAAATTACAATAGGTAATGTAAAAAACAGGAGAAATTACTATGAGTAGATTACCAAATGGTTACCAAGAAGTTGAATATATTGAGAGTACAGGTACGCAATGGATTGATACGGGGGTTTATGCAAATTCATTAACCACAGGCTTTGAAATGACATTTTTGGGTAAAAATAACTTAACTACAACAGATGGTTCGTTTGGAACAATATTTGGTGGTAGACAAAGCAGTTCTTCAATGCAATTTGATATGTCTACATATAATGGTTCAAAGTCAAGCGGTGTATTTGAAGTTGGAAATAGAACGCAAGTCGCATTAGATTATACAAAGAATGTAAAACTTACTTGTTCATATAAAAACGCTGTATTTACGTCTTGTACAGGAACAGCAACAACGCTGACACCGGCTAATACAACAAGCCCTATGTCCGTATCATTATTTGCAATGCACCAACGGGGAACAACTTTATATTATGAATGCGGTTCATTACAGTTATATAGTTATAAAATGTATGAAGGTAACACACTAATACGTAACTTCGTCCCTTGCTACCGCATTAGTGATAATGTAATTGGCCTATATGATACAGTCAACGACGTATTCTATGATAACGACGGAACCGGAACGTTTACCAAAGGCGAAAATGTTGTTGGCGTTCTTTACAATACATTAATTACCGATAGAACACAAGCCGACGTTGACCTTGTAAAAACACTAAAAGCAAAAGGTTTATCAGGAATGAATGCTAGCGAATTAGCACAATGGAACGCAGGCCTTAAAGGCGCGTATAACTATACCGACCTAAACCGAGTAGGTAGTTGTATTCTTGACCTTAAAAATAGATGCGTAGATTTAGGAATTTCATTTACAACAGCCGAAACGGCATATTTTACAGCAATTAAAACTGATTGGGCTTTAGGAAACATACCTATTGCTACGCAATTAGCCAATATTAGAACGGCAATTAATACATTGAGAGAGAAATTAGACGTTGGCTCAAGTCAATTATTGCCTAATACACCGGGAACTTATGCAAATTTAACATATAGTTCAGCAAATGACATTGAAAAAATATTGTTAATTCTTGACGTAATGATGCAATCAATGGCCAACAACCCAATTTGTGGCGTGGCTGTATGCGGAACTCAAGGGGAATTAATATAAGGAGATAAATTATGAAAGATAGAATATCAACACAAACAGCAACTAATGGTGCAAAAAGATATGGAAAGTACAATGCAAGTGGAACATTAATTGAAAATGTTTATTTGGCTTTGAACGATGCGCCAAGTGAAAATGGTACGCCATTAAACAAGGCTAATTTGCTAGACGATACTACTACAAATGCAATTTTTGGCTCAACAGCCGATAAAACTGTCAACCAAGCATTGAACCAATTACAAACAAATATTAACACTAAAGTCACAGCAAATACAGCATTAACGGCAGGCGCTACAAAGTGCAAAATTACATACGACACAAAGGGTCTTGTAACAGGCGGAAATGATTTAAGTGCAAGTGATATTCCTGACTTAAACGCAAGCAAAATTACAGCCGGAACATTTGACGCCGGAAGAATACCAAGTTTAAGCGCTGACAAAATTACAAGCGGTACATTGGGAACTGATAGAATACCAAATTTAAGTGCCGATAAGATTAATTCAGGAATATTAGGAGCCGATAGAATACCAAGTTTAGGTGCAGGTAAAATTACGAGTGGCACGTTTGATAGTGCAAGAATACCTGAATTAAGTGCCGATAAAATTACAAGTGGAACATTTACAACCGATAGAATACCTGAATTAGCACAAAGTAAGATTACAAACCTAGAAACTGATTTAGCAAGCAAGGCTACACCAAGTGATATTACAACAGCATTGAACGCAAGAATTACATACGGCACAACCGAATTAACACCGGGAACAAGTACATTAGCAACAGGTGCATTATACGTAGTATATTAAGGAGAAATTATGAGCGGTTATATTGGAATAAATAACATTGCAAGAAAGGTTACAAGCGCCTACATTGGCGTAAATGGCGTTGCAAGAAAGGTTAAGAAGATTTATGTAGGTGATGCCAATGGAATTGCTCGTTTGGTTTATGGTGCATCGGCAAAAATTACATACACATTTGTATTTTCTTCAAGTCAAACCATACGTATGATTATGCGTACAGGTGAAACAATTAATTGGGGTGACGGCACAAGCGAAACTGTAAGTTCAAATACAACGTTAAGTCATTCTTGCACAGCAGGAAATTATACAGTTGAGATTACAAATATTACAGCAACGTATACAGCCGATAGAATTTCAAACGGTTATTGGTATGTTACTTCTATTGTATATGAAAATGGCACATTATCAAGAGTACCTGCATCTTATGCAAGTTATATGACAATGACAAGTATTACATTCCCAACGACAGGAATTAGTGGTTATGTTGCATATCAATGTTTCCAATATTGTGACGTATTACCAAGTATATACATTCCTGACGGCGTAACATATACAACTAGAGAAGCATTTAGTAGTTGTGCATTATTATCGTCGTTAAGTTTACCTTCAACAATTACACAAATTGCTGTAAATGGTAACTATTTCTTATCGTCTTGTCCACAATTAACAACAATTACATTCAGGGGAACAAAGGCTCAATGGAATGCAATTACAAAACCAAGCACGTGGGCTGATTATACAAACATTAATAAGGTAAGTTGTACCGACGGTGATATAACTGTAACACACGAATAAATTACAACATACTATGTAAAAAAGTAATGTTGAATAGATAAAAATTACAAATATATATGTAAAAAAGGAGAATAAATATGGACGAAGAAGTTAATGTTTCACAAGAGAACCAAGCAAATTTGGAGCAAATCATTAAACAACAATCAAGTTATATTCAGTCACTTGAACTAACAATAAAAGTATTATGCAACCTAGTAAACAGGGGGTAACTATGGACAATATTGAAGAAATCAAAAAGAAAATGTTTGAAAGTGAAGCGGAAGCCGAACAGGAACTCGCTGAAAAGGAAGAACAACTTGCTAGAGAATACGAAAAGTTTGAGCAAGAAAAAGCAATTCAACCTGCAACTGTAGCCACAAATGTTCCACAGGTAAGTAATATTACGGCTCCAAATGACTTCCAAGCAAACGTATCAAAAGGCTTAAATGCTGTAGTCGCTGAAGCCTATGCTAACGACGAAAAGTTTAAGCAAGAAATTACTGACACCGCTAAACATTCAGCACAAGAATACGCTGAATTAGAAAAAGATAGGGCTGAACTTGAAAGACAAAATGTTCAATATGCAAGTGAACTTTTAGAAACTCAACAACAACTCAACCAATTCCAACAGGCTGACCACAAGTGGGACAACCAAAGAAGTAAAAGACAATTCGTATATGACGGCGTTAAACCAATTATGCAATGGGTCGGTATTGGGGAACCAATGAATATAGGGCTTATGGTATTTCTAACAATTTTATTAACCATACCTTTTATCTTTGGCAAACCTTTACAAGCCCTGATTGTAGGTGCAAACCCTGACGATAGAAAGAAACAGGCGCAAGGCTACTTATGGACTTTATTGGCATTAGTGCTAACCGCTCTAGTTATCATTGCTATTGTTGTACCTTGCAAGCATTTTGGCGTAATTGATTAACGCTTAATATAAATACTATAAAGGAGAATACGACTATGAACGAAAAACTTGTTGCTTATTTAGAGAAACAAATTGCTGAACGTGATGCTGTATTAGTAGTTTACGACGAACTCATTGCACGTAAAAATGCTTTACTCAATGAAGTTGCTGACGTAGATGCTAAAATTGCTGAATTTGGCGATTTAGAAGCAATCAAAGCGGAAAGGGACGAACTCAAGGGCTTCATTGAACCTGAACAAGAAATTGTAGAAGAAGTAAAAGAAGAAGTCGTTGATGCAGTCGCTGATGCAACAGTCAATAATGTAGTTTTATAAGAAAATTACAAGGTTGTATGTAAAAATATGGAAAACCAAGAATGTAAAAAACAAAGAAAAGAACAAATCACAATGATTATCTTGTCGGTAATTGACGTATTGTTTGGCGTATTATCAATAGTTTTTACTGCAATGGCTGTCCAAATCATAGCAACCATAGCGAGTGGCGCAACTCTTGGTAAAGCCATTTCCATAACAGTCAAGTCACAAAAAGGCTTGAAGATAGCATTACAATCAACAAAATCGGCCAATATTATCAAATCGGTTCAACCGTATGCGAAAGACTTGGCCGTAAAAGCAATTCCTGCCGTTTTAGCGTGGGGAACAAAACAAATACTTAAAAAGGAGAAAGGAACAACAATGAAAGAATTTTTCAAGAAATTAGGCGTTGCCTTAAAGAACAACCCTGTAACAGTAACTTCAGTAGTTATTGAAGGCATTTTATGCGTATGCGGGGGTCATTGTCTTAACCTTTTTGTAGATTGTTTCAACACAATACCTGCACCTTACAATTACGTACTTTCAGTAGGCGTAACTCTAATCGTGTACGTGGCTCTCTCTATCTTAACTATTTATCTTGGTTATGATAATGAACTACTTACTAAAGTCCGTTCAGCACTTAAAGCCGTTGGCAACAAAAAGACTGACGAAATCGTAGTATTGCTAGACAATATCGTAGAAGAAGTTAAGGTTCAAAAAGAAGCCGAAGAAGCCGAAGCAAAGGCAAAAGCCGAAGCCGAAGCCGAAGAAGAAGCAATTTATCAAAAAGCAATGGCTGAAAAGAAGGCACAAGAAGAAGCCGAAAAGAAAGCCCTTGAAGATGCTGAACTTGCTAAAGCAAAGGCTGAAAAAGATGCAATCATTGCGCAATACAAGGCAAACCACCCAACAGTACTTTAATTTTAACCAATTAAGGTGTAGGTAGAAGTGTAGGTAGAACGCAAAAGCAAAACGAACAGGACATAACATTATATAACAAAACACAACTTGATAGTAAAAGAAAAACCCTACTGTTTAGTGGGGTTTTTTGATTAAATAGTGGCTATTTAGTGGGGTATTTATGTGGTGGAAGCAGGGGGACTTGAACCCCCTACCTTTTGAATGCCATACAAGGGCAAACCCTACTGTTTAGTCACTTTTTTGCTATGTTCGGTGTAGGTACGGTGTAGGTAGATTATTTACAACATAAACTGTAAATTTGCAAAAATTATTCAAAAACCGTACTTAAATTGAATAGTTTTTACATTGATACCTGTAAAAAATCATTATAAATTATCGGTAATTTTACGTAGGTCTATGTAATTTACGTCTTGATAATACTGTAATTGTTCCGTTGTGGTATGGCCAATCAACTCTAATTTATCTTTATCAGGCGCATTTACTGCTTTCATTAGGGTGGCGAATGTGTGTCGGCAACTATGTGGTGTTAAATTATGCACCCCTTCGTCTTGAATACCTAACACGTCTAGGCACTTATAAAAGTTTGCGCGGTAATCTTTGATATTAATTTGCTGACCGTAACGGCTGAAAACATAATCATTATTACAATGGTCTATGTAAAAATCTACGATTGGCTGTATCTTTGGTGATACAGTTACAACTCTATTTCTTCCGGCTTCAGTTTTACTTCCGCCAACAAAGCACTTTTCTTTTTCATTATAATCTCGCGCGCGCAATGCGAGAAACTCACTTGGCCTAAAACCTAAATAACATTGACAATAAATCAATTCGGCAAACGGAACTTTTCCGCACGCATCTTTAATTATTTCTAATTGGTCTAATGTGAACGCGTGTTTGTGCGCCTGTTCGCCTTCGCCTACTTTCAGGTATTGAGCCAAATTCAAACTTGCATAACCACGTGGTATAGCCCACTTATAAATTAAACCTAAACAGGCCTTTGCATTTTGGCGTGTTCGTATTCCTTTGTCACAATTTTCCAAACAGGCTTGTAATTCGTCAATGTCTAAATCGTTCAACTGTAAATTCCAACAGTCTTCAAAAACCTTGAATGCTGAAACATAACAGGCAATGGTACTACGACCGGCGCTGTGGGTAGGTAGCCATTTTTGATATGCCAATAATAATGTGAGCCTTTCTTTCTTTTCAACCTTGCTGTTTTTTAACTCTTGCAAATACGCAAGCGCTTCACTCTTTGAATGAAACCCACTCTTGGTTCGTCTAATAGGCAATTTGTAAGCGTCGTCTTTGTAGCCAACAATTACTATGGCTTTCCAACAGTTTGTCTTTACGCGCTCTACAGTACCTTGACCGTTTCCACGATGCTTAACCCCTGCCATTCTCGTCGTCGTCCCTTGTCTTTAGATTGTATACGAATGTCAATAATTCAAATTTATTCTTTGGAGATAGCCCACGATAAATGTTGATAATTTCATTCTCAAAGTCATTTTTTACAGGCTCTTGTGTAATTTGTTCCGGTCTTAACTGTACCCCTTCAGGTATTGTTTCGTCAAAATAAGATACAGGTACGTCAAAGAATGTGGCCAATGCTTTAATCTTGTCATATCTTGGCTCGGCACCATTACGCCAACCTGTGATTGACGCGCGTGAAATGTGTAAAGCGTCAGCAACTCGTGAAGGGTTGATGCCTTTTTCTTTACATAATGCTAAATACTTTTCAAAAAACTTGTCCATAATAGCCCCCTTTTTGCCCCTAAACAATACCAAACTGAACAAAATTAAAAAAAATTTAACAAAATCGTAAAAAACCTATTGACAAACTTAACGCGTTCAATTAGAATGTGAACGTAACTTAACAAAAACCGCGTTAAGTGAACAATGGCTCGGTTCGGTTCGGCGTTATTCAGTTGTGTGGTAACAATCAATATAGCACTGAACTAAACCAAAGTCAACATTAATTTTTAAGGGGGTGAAGAAATGAGCGAAACTTATTACACAGCAAGCGAAGTCGCCGAAAAACTTAATGTCAAACGAATAACAGTTTGGGATTGGATTAGAAAGGGCAAATTAAAGGCGAATTTAGTTGGCGGTAAATTATACCGCATCAGTGAAAAACAATTAGTTGAATTTATTAACAAATATCAAAAAGAAAATTAAAAAAAAGGAAGAACAAAAAAATGATAGTAAAACCAAATGAAATGAATTTTAGTAACAAAAACGTTATCTTAATTGTTAGCGGAACTCCGGGTTCAGGTAAAACAACATTATCTTTATCAGCACCTGACGTATTATTAATTGATTGCGACGAAGGTTTATCAAGAGTAAAACCTGAACATAGAAAAGACGCATCAATTTGTAAAACTTATGAAGAAATTTTAGCCGATATTAAGGCATCAAAAGGCATCTATAAAACCATTGTTATTGATACAGCCGGCGCATTAATTGATTATATCAAAGATTGGGCTATTAGAAACGACCCTAAAGCATCTAAATCTAATGGCGGAATATCTTTACAAGGTTTTGGCATCGTTAAACAAGAATTTTTAAGATTATCAAATGAATTAAGACAAAACTTTAACGTAGTTTATTTATTCCACGAAAAGAGAGAAAACAACGGGGACGAACTTTTCTACAGCATCGTATGCGAAGGTTCAGCAAGAGAATTAGTATTTACACCTGCTGACTTGGCCGGACACTTATTCGTACAAAATGGCAAACGTTATCTTGGGTTTACACCTACTGAACAATACTTTGCAAAGAGCGCTTATGGCATCAAAGGACTTGTTGAAATTCCTGAACTTGCTGAAGGTCAACCAAATGAATTTTTAACAAACTTATTCAGCGTTGTAAGAAATAACTTATCAAAAGAAAGTAAAGAACTCAATAGCAAAAAAGTTGTATATGAAAAAGCACTTGCTGACGCTCAAGAGATTATCAAAGGCGTATCTAAACCGGAAGACGTTGAAGGCGCTACAAAGAAAATCAAAGAACTCAAACACGAATTAACAAGCGAAAAAGAAGGGCTTGCAATATTAAAAGAGAAACTCAATGAACTTGGCATCGTTTGGGACAAGACAAATAAAAAGTATGTGTATGCAAAATAGAACTTTTAGAATTACAAAAACGTTGTTATCAAGTTGGCTATATACCTATAAGACCGATAACGGCTATGAGAACTTTTTGAAATGTTTGAATAGGGTTGTAGAGCCACCTTCACAGGCTATGCTTGACGGGTCGCAATTTGAAGGACTTATCAATACAAGGCTAGAAGGTCAGGAAATAGACCCTACAAACAAATGGTATGAGCAAGTTGAATGTTGTGCTGAAATGCTCAAGGGAAGTCAAAAACAGGTCACCCTTTTTAGAAAAATTACAGTCAATGGTGTAAATTTCCTGCTTCAAGGCGTGCTTGACTTTCTCAAAGAAGGCGTCATTTACGACACAAAGTTTACTAAAAATTATGAACTAAATAAGTTTTTAGATTGCCCACAACATTCAATGTACTTTGCACTAGTACCGGAAGCATCAAAGTTTGAATACGTAATATGCGACGGCCACTATGTTTACACCGAAACATATTACAAGGAAGACACAATAGCCGTTGAAAAGTTAATCAGTCAGTTTATGGACTTTTTAGACTTACATAACCTAGTTGATATATACGTAGATAAATGGGACGTGGAACATTATGAAAAGCAAATTGATTATCGTGAATAAATATCTTGAGCCAATGTTAAAAGCAATGAACTCAAGCATTGAAAAAGTAGATTACTTAACAAGAACAATAGGCGACCAAGTAGTTGACGAAGAAGTAAATATTATATTCAATACCGGAAACTTTATTAAGGTCAATGTTACAAGGGACAGCCAAGAAAGATTAGTACTAGACGTTATGAACGCCATTATTTAGAAGGAGAAAAATATTATGTCAAATTGGGACGATTACAAAAGAGAAGAAACAAATTTTACACCAACTATTGGAAAAATTCGTTGTGTTATCACAGCGGTTGAAGAAATGACAAGCAAGACAAGCGGTTTACCAATGATTAAAATAACCGTTCGTCCAAGCAAATCAAAAGCAAATGTTAATTATTATATCGTAAAGAATGATAACTTTAACAAAAATATGACAGCGTTTTTTGACGCATTCCCAAGCATCGGCGACGGAAACTTTAATCTCATTGAATGGGTCGGCGCACAAGGCGGAGCAAACTTTGGTTTAGACGAAAGCGGTTACTTAAAAGTTAAATGGTTTTTGTCAGCAAATCAAACAGCATCATTACCTGACTTTGAAGGGGACTTACCAACTCAACAAGAGATTACTGAAATTGAAGTTGAAGAAGGGGACTTACCATTCTAATGAAGAACTATTACACACCTAGTGAGTATAAAGAATTACTCTCACACTTAACAATAATCGGTACAACAAATGAACAGGTCAACGACCATATCACCGACTATTTTAAGAAAAAGGCCATACCTTTTGCGGAGAAGGCGCTAAAAACAGGAGATTATAACTTTAAGATTAGCGCCTGTCCGGAATTAGGCTTTCCGGTAGATACTTTATTCACTGACGAATTGTTTATAGAACGTAAAAACTCATTAAGCGAATTGGCATCAAGTATTAACAATGAAACATTCCACTATGAATTAAAGCGCGCTAGAAACATTCAGCAAAAGTATTTATTGGTTGAACAGCCTGACGGGTGGCAAGGAATTATAACGCATAACTACCCAAATAAATATAATGAAAAATCTTTTTGGGCAACACTACATACTATGCAAGTTGAATACGACTTAAAAGTTATTTTTATCAACAAGCAAAATATGGGACTTACTATCTACTCAATTTGTAAGGCCGTACTAGATAGCAAGATTTTACACGGCTAATTGTAAAAAAAAGGAGAACGGAACAATGGTTTTTACATACGAACTTGTAAAAGAATACGAAGACGCACAGGGTGGAATTGACGCATATAGCGTAGGAGAAATAGAGTATGAACCTTCATATTACGAACTTGGGGAAGGACTTGCTGAATTAATTTATGAAGATTACTTTAGAAAATCACTAAAAGAAAACGGCTGTAATTGCTACAGCCCAATAACAAAGGCCATATTTGACTTTTTATATAACAACGACTTAATTGACGACTTGGCCGACACTTATAAAGACGAACTCAAAGAACATTTTGAAGACAAAGCAAAGGAGAACTGCTAACTATGGAAAAAACAAGAATTATTAAAGGCGTACTTGGTAAATTTAATTATGCAACCCTATCTTACGAATTTAGCAAAATTGAATTTGAACATAAATCTTACAAAGATATGTATACATTACTAGATATTCAATTTTTTGAGATACCTTCAATGTATCTAGGAAATAAAGAATACGACATTTATTGCGACGAAGAAGGACAATTTAACGCACTCAAGGACTTTTATTCAGTCGCTTATGGAAAGAAATTCAAACAGGTAAAACCATATATTGTTGGAAATGTATTTATTTGCTCTCACACAGCCGACGGAGATATTGCATCTCTTACTGACGCACAATGCGAACGCGTACTAAACAGCACTATTGGAAATATGCTTTGGTTTGACTAGGGGGTGCCTATGTTAGTTGATATTGACGAATATATTGCTAGAACTTTTGAGCATTATACTCATTCCCCTACGGTCATTAAGACATTACTAAAAATTAGGGACGAAATGGAAATGGAAAAGAAAGCGTCGGGTTGGGTTGGAGAACAAGCACGCGCTGAACTTTGGGACTTATATATTGCTTGGGCTGAACGACATAACATTCAACCTACACCGGAGCGCTACATTAGTTATTTAATTCTTAATAACTTGGTTAAACCGGAAGAAGTAAATACATTCATTAAGAAGGAGAAACAATATGGACAATATACTTAAACTTTTAATATCTTTATCGGTTAGAACGTCACTAGGTAGTGTTTGCCACCAATTTAGTCAAGACATTGAAAAACAATGCGCCGACATAGGCATCAAGGCACACATTAAAACTATCATTGAAATTGAAGACATTGACTTTGAAAGAATTGGAAAAGATGCAATGGAAGATATGCTCAAAAATGAAACTAAACAAACTAATAAATCATACGAAGAAGCCAAAAAATCTACAAAGGCCTTTGGAGATATTGAGAATATATTTTCACCGGAACTGATTAAGTACTTCAAGGAGAAAGAGAGTAATGGACGCAAGGACAAAGATTAAACTAATAGACTTATGCAAAATTATTAATGATAATATTGCTCTCAAAGTTTTGTACTATGCGCCATACGCAAGAATAGCCAACGCTGATACAAAAATCTATGAAACCAAAAATAATATTGAAATGGTTTTTGCTAACTACCTTGTGTATGACGTATCTTACGAACCGGGCTACATTGTTTTGACTATTCTAACTGAAGAACAACTGAAAAAATGGAAGAAAAAAGGAGAACTGAAATGAAAAAAGTATATCAAATAATTATGGAAGACGAATATAATAACTTATTTTTACTTGGCTTTTATCGCCAACTAAAGGACGCCGTTGCTGACATTAACTCTTGGCTCTCAACTTACGAGAACGTCCCACCACTTACTGAACTCAAAGAATATGTTTCAACTTTTGATACTTGCTTTGACGTGGAAATTTATGACAACGAAGGAGAAAGCACAGGCGTTATGGTTCGCGGTTTTATTCTTGGCCTTCACGACGACGAAAACATTAACCCTGAAGCCACAGGAAAACCTGAAATCGGCGACACTATCTATATCAACTATATGGACGGGGAAAGCGCTTACGTCGGCAAAACGGGCATCATAGAACTTATTGACGACGCCGGACAAATTCACGGAACTTGGGGCGGTTGCGCTGTAATTCCTAACGTGGACGAATATACAATCATTAAGAAGGTAACAAAATGAAATCTTGGCTAAAACTTTGGAGAAAGTTAATTGAAGAACCTATTTGGTTGGAAGAACCTTTTACAAAGGGACAGGCTTGGGTTGACTTACTACTACTTGCACAATCAAGTGACAATAAAAATTACAAGGCCGGTTGTATTTATCGCTCATTGAACGACTTGTCAACTAGGTGGAAATGGTCACGCGGTCGTGTAACTCGCTTTCTTGATTATCTTACTAGAGAAAGTATGATACACACTGAAACAAAGGTCGGTCTTGGTACTATTATTTGCATCACAAATTGGAATAATTACCAACTTGGAACTGATATGCCAACCACCCAACTAAACCGAACGCGGACAACTAACGGTACAACTGACGGTACAACTTATGAACACAAAAACGGACAACTAAACGGACAACCAAATGATACAACTAAACGAGCAACTAAACGGACAACTGAAAAAAGCAAAAAAACCGGCTATTTAGTGGAAGATTTGGACACAGGTGAACTTGTAATAGTACAACCTAACGGACAACCTAACGGACAACTGAATGATACAACTGAATGGACAACCAAAAAGACAACTGACGATACAACTTGTGAACAAAAAACGGGACATAATTTAAGAAGTATTACTCGTAGTATAAATACTACTCATAATACTAAAGAAGAAGAAGAAGAAAACGCACGTGCGTGCGTAGGTGCTTCGCACTCTTTCCCTTCTCAAATTGTACCGGAAGAATTTAGAGAAATGTTTGGGAACGATTACGATGCTTACAAGGCTTGGCGAGAACAATAAAAGGGGGCAACTATGGGTTATGAATTAAAACGAGAAGATATTTTTGGACTTGCTAACGCGATTGGTGCTGACGTACACGAAAAGGACAACGAACTATTTTTTAGAACTTGCCCTAAATGCGGTGGTGGGTATGGACACGCTGACAAAGATACTTTTAGCATTAACTTATCAACGGGTGCATTTAAGTGTTTTAGAGCAACTTGCAACTATCACGGTCATTTTGTTGAATTGGCTAGAGATTTTAACTACAACTTGGAATACGAAAGGCCAAAGATATACAAAAAATTACACCAACCTTTGGAAATAAAGTCAACTGAATGGGCTGTGAAATACTTGGAACGTAGGGGAATTTACGAAGACGTATGTAAAAAGTTTGAAGTTACTACTAGAAAAGACAACCCAACTGTAATGGTCTTCCCATTTTATGACGACAAGGGAATACTACAATTTGTCAAGTATAGAAACTTGGCCTACGTGAAAGGTAAAACTCAAGGGTGCAAGGAATGGTGCGAAAAAGATACTATGCCTATACTCTTTGGAATGAAACAAGCAAACGATTTTACAAGGCCACTTGTAATTACTGAAGGTCAAATAGATAGTTTGTCTTTGGCACAGGCCGGTATACCTAACGCGGTCAGCGTGCCGACAGGTGCGCAAGGGTTTACTTGGCTGTCAAATTGTTGGGAATGGCTCAACAAATGGAAAGAAATTGTAGTTTTTGGCGATTATGAAAACGGAAAAATTACATTGGTGGACGGAATAAAGGCGCGTCTTGAAAAGAATATTACAATCAAGTGTGTAAAAAAACAGGACTACTTGGGGGAAAAAGATGCTAACGATATTCTAACTAAATATGGAACTAACGCCTTGATTACCGCAGTCAACAATGCCGAAATGCCGAAACTTGAGAATGTTAAAGAATTGGCTAGCGTCAAGAGCGTTAATATCAACGAACTTGAAAAAATTAAAACAGGTATTCAGGAAATTGATAGGGTTATTGGCGGAATGTGTATGGGACAAGTCATTTTGCTAACCGGTAAACGTGGGGAAGGCAAGTCAACTTTTATGTCCCAACTTATATGTAGCGCATTAGACCAAAACGAAAGCATCTTTGCTTACAGCGGTGAACTTGCTGACTTTCACTTCAAACGTTGGATTGACTATCAACTAGCCGGAACTAATTACATAACTGAATGTAAAAATGAGTATGGCGATATGGTTTACTCAATAGAAGATTACACCATTGCTGAAATCAACGAATGGTATAAGGGGCGCGCGTTTATATACGACAACGAGTACGTGGCCGACAAGGACGAGTTTGAAGGAATTATTGAAACTATTGAGAAAGTCATTAAGCAATATGGAACTAGGTTCATTTGCATTGACAACTTAATGACCGCAATGGACGTAGTAACTGAACAAGACAATCTCTACTTGGCTCAATCTAACTTTGTTGGCCAACTAAAGAAACTAGCAATGAAATATCAAGTCGTAGTATTACTTGTGGCACACCCACGCAAATCTAAAGAAGAATTTGTAAACGACGACGTTAGCGGTTCAAGTGATATTACTAACAAGGTTGATATTGTTATGGCTTACTCAAGATGCGAAGACGGGAACGCCGATAGTTTGCTCCAAATTACTAAAAATAGACTTTTTGGTATTCTCAAACTTGGCAAGGACAACGGAATTAAATTAATGTACTCGCAAAAAACTAAACGCATCTTCTCGCCGTATGATAAAAAAATCAAAATGTATGGTTGGGAAAAACCTATACCAACTCAACTTACTGACATTAATTTACTAGACGACTTGGAATTAACTGAAATTGACGACGGCTATTTACCTTTCTAAATGGCCGTCCCAACTAAACCAACTAACCAACTAGGGGGAACCAACTAATGAAAAAAAATTGGAAGGAATATGACGACTTTATTGTTTGCTTTAACTTGCAAAATAAAATAACGCCGTACAAGGCTGATATGAACGTAATTAAAAGACGAGTAAAGAAAATATCAAAGGAACGTCTTTGTTCAACTGAATTGGCCTTACAACAACTTAAACGCGAACTGTATGACGAACTGAACGTCGTAACTGAACTAAAACGTACTAAAAACTAACAAAGGGGAATGGCTAACCGTAAAACCTGTTGCCGTGTCACCTGTGTTAAAAATAATGCAACTAAATCACAACTAACTATGTAATTTTTGTTGGCCGTAACCCGAAAACCTGCAGGCTCCGGAAGCAAACTAAAATATTTTTACATTGGCATTTGTAATTTATCGCTGTCAACTTCAGCCTTCAACTACTTTTTACAATAGCCTTTGTAATTTTTACCAACTTGCTTCCCTTTCCTGCAAACTTTCAACAACTTTTACTGCCAACTACGTAATTTTTATTAATCAACTAGGGGGAATTTACTATGCCTAATGTAAAAAATATCAAAAATCTAACCAACTTGGACGACACCACCGCTGAACAACTCGTGGAAGAAAAGAAAAAATCTCGCCGTCCGCTCCGCTCATTGCAAGAAAAACCACAATTTGAAGACGGTGATAATACAAAGTATATCACCCACTCCCTTGAATTGGCCAACTTGCCTAATATTGACACCAACAACCCAACTCAAGTGAACCAACGCGTCACCGAATATTTTACCATTTGCGCGCGTAATGATATGAAACCTTCAGTCGCATCTCTCGCGTTGGCCTTCGGCGTTGAAAGAACTACTCTTTGGAAATGGGCTAACGGCGTGGAAATTAACAAATGTGCTGAAGTGCGAAACTCAATAAAAAAAGCGTATGCAATTATCAACGCTCAAATGGAAGACTTAATGCAAAGCGGAAAGATAAACCCTGTCAGCGGAATTTTCTTAATGAAAAACAATATGGGCTACCACGATAATCAAGAGATTGTAGTAACGCCTAACGTGGAAACGCCACAAAACGATACGCTGATTGATGAGAGCAAATTGTTGCCAAACTAGGCCAACTAGGTCAAAAAAACGGCCAACTAGGCGCAACTAGCGCCAACTAAAGCGCCAACTATGCCATTTTAACGCGCTGTAACGCCCAAATTACGCGCGTTGGTGCTTTTTTGGTATAAGTATTGACAGTTTAATTAATTACTGTTTATTTTTGTTAAGCGCTTTTTATTTTGTTACTGTAAATTTAATTTTTTTGCAGTCGCCAAATCCTGACGGCTGAAGTAAACGCAACTTTTTTACATTACAGGTTGTAATTTTATTGGTTTTGGTGATATTCTCGGGAAGCAAATTCAACTTTTTTACATAACACAACGTAAAAAAAATACCACCCGTGAAGGTGGTATTCAAAATTTTTACATTGGTTTGTGTAATTTTTTAGGTAGGTATGATGCGTATTAGCATCTTTTTTACATTACCACTTGTAAAAATTATTGTTTCTTTTGTGGTTCCATTAGCCGTAATTCTTTTATATATTATCATAACGCCCCCCATTTTTTAAGTCTATTATTTATTAATTGTTGCGGTATTAATTTTATATCAACGTAATAAATACCGCTTGCGTCCCAACGTATACCCTTGCCGTATCTTGGCAACAATTCAGCACCGCTGACGCCTATAACTTGCCTACTCTCAATACTACTTTTACAACGTAGCGCAATACAGCACGTAAAGTTTTGCTGTATGCTTGCGCTTATTGTGCGTCTTGTTGGGTCTTGCGTGCAACATATCAAGTGTATATGCGACGCACGCCCTAAACGCCCTATCTTGTTAAGGCGCGCTGTTACGTCTTTTGGCGCTGTACTCATTAAGTCCGCCAACTCGTCAATAATTATATAAATATGCGCGCGGTTTGTTTCTTTCACGCGCTGTGCTTGCATCTCTTGAAATCGTGTTTCCATTATGTTAATTAATACGTCTAACGCGTGTAACGCTTGCGTTATGTCTTGCGCATAATAAAGCGTGTGTGGCGCGTGTGCGTAATCTATCAACTCAACACGTTTCAAGTCAATTAAAACAAATTGACAGCGTGAAGGGGGCAACTCAAGCGCTTTATACATTAATGCTTGTATAAATGTACTTTTACCGCTCCCGGTTGTGCCACCTATCAAGGTATGATGCTCTTTTAATAGGTCATTTGTTGCGTCCATTTTTTACACCCCTTTATGTAATTATTCTACTTACAGCGTCCAACATTCAAGACTTTTTTACATTGGGCGCTGTAAATAGTTAGGTAGGTTTTAGCCTAATATACAAGCGTTTTCAAGCGTCTTTGTATCTTGCAAGTATAAAGCGTGTAGGTCTTCAGCGCTCAACGTTTGTGCTATCTTGCACATATATGCGTATGTCTTGCGCTCTTGTGGTTCACCTACAGCAACCCAACGCCCTAAACCGCTAGACGATGCCAACGCGTCCGCTGTTGGTTTATACCATAAAGCAATATTAATATTTAATACTTTGCGCCCCGTAACGCGTGTACACTTGCACCCGTATACGTTTGTGTAACGCTCGTACTCGTCCACGTATTCAAGCGTGTACGTGACGTAATGCGTTGGGTCTATGGTTTCACTTTGTGTTAGTTTGTCGTCATTGTAGACGCTCAACCCGTAACGCCAACCGCTTGGCGCTTGTTGTTTCTTTTTCAAGTATTGTTGATAATTCATATAATTAAACCCGTTTTAAGTCCGCCGACTATTATTTTTTAATGGGGTGGGTCTATCGCGCCCACTATACGCGCACCGCTGTGCGTCCGCTTTTTTTACACAATAGCGTGTAATTTTATGCGGTTTCATTGCTTCAGCATCTATATTTTTTGCCTTTTTTTACACAACAACGTGTAATTTTTTTGGCAACTTTTGCGCTGTTATGCCTATTTTTTACAATTAGGGTTGTAATAATAAGGCGTGTAATCGTCGTCGTAATCGTCAAAACTAAACTTATTTACATAGTTATATGTATATTTTGGCAATACCGGGCGCGGTATGTAACTCGTATTGCTAAACAATAACCCGTTAGCATCTTCAATAAAATGCCCCACTAACGCAATATAACCGCTTTTGTCCAATAGTGCTAATTTGCTATTGGTCATAGCGTCCAACATATCTAATATGACGCTGTCTTTTATATCGTCAACGCTATGTATTAAGCGCGTCATATATTTAGTAATAAATATAGCGGTATCGTTATACTCTTTGTCATTGGTTGACGTCATACGTATTACACCATTATGCGCAACACCTAACGCGCACGTAATGTCTAGCGCTTTGGTCAACTCAATGTTTTTAGTAAATGCAAACGGGTGCGTCATTGTAGGCGTCACGCCCGCTTGTGTGCTTATTCTAAAGTGATAGACGACGGCGTCGCTTGCTGTAAACTTTTCAGCATCTACAGCGCGCAACATATCAGCGCACGACATAAACCCTTTATGAATATGCACGCGCCCGTCACGTGCGTACATATACCCGAACCCGTCCGGGTTGTTAGTGAACATTGTTTCTAATTGTTGGCGCGTTGGTTGTGGCGCGCCTTGTTTTGATACGCAAATAATACACATATTATTGACCCCCTTTTTATAGTGCTGTATTGTACACGTGCGTTGTAATTAGCGCGTATATGTCTTTTAAGTTAGCGTTAAGCAACATTTTGGCGTTGTATTCGTCTTGTATGTCAATGCTGTTGCTGTACCCTTTAAGCGTGTAATGTACGCCGTCGTTGCCGTATAGCGTATACGTTAATGCGTGACGTATTGCGTCCGCTGTGTCGTCGTACACGTCCGCACGTGCTGTTATTTTGTCTTGCTGTGCTGTTGTAAATTGTTTTTTAATTGCCATTTTTTTACTACCTACCTTGTAAATATTTTTTATACGCTGTACGCGTTGGGGTGGGTCTTGCTGTCGTGCGCCCACTATACACGCGCGCCCGTTGGGGCGCTTTTGCGTCCCGGGTCTATAGTGTTGGTATGCTGTCATTGTTTACGCTGTTTGCTTTTATTGCGTTGTAGTCGTCGTGAGATAACACGCCACGTTGTACAAGCAATGACAACCTATTTAATACATATTGATTACAACCCTTAAAAACTTTTACAATGTCGTCAAGGTCGCGCCACGCTGTTGCTTTTACGCTCTCAATTAAAAAGAATACGCATTCCATAGTATTGACCCACTTTTTGAAATTGGCGTCAAAATTGCCGACAAGTCTAATCTCAAGGCGGTTGGCGTGTGAGTAATTAAGACAATAAGCGTGCGACCCGTTGCCAAACATATTAAGGCTTATACTTTCGTCATTTGCTATACGTTGTAAGTCGCTTTTGTTGTAGTTTGCCATTGGTCGGCAGTAGTCGGCGTGGTTTGTGTCACGACTTAAAACGTTTGCCCAAAACTTATAAGCGTTAGCGTCTTTATTAATTAAGTAATAAACTTTTAGCATATTATTGCGTTGGTCTTTTGCTGTTTTGCCAAATAAACCGCGTGACACGTTGGCGTGCATTCCGCAAGACGTGCCACTAGTCAGCCCGTATAATGGCATACTTTCAATAAATTGCTTAAAGTTTGCGTAATGGTTGCGCCAAAATTCTTTAGTGCCTTGTTGTGTTGGCATTTCAACGCTTGTGTTGCCACTCAATGAACAGTCACTCTCACACTTTACAAAGTCTTTAGGTATTAATGGCATTAGCGCATTTTTTACAACATTTGCCAAAATACTACTATTATTTATGCCGTAACACTCACACTCAAATTCACACCCTACCGCTTTTGCCGGTTGACCATTTGGCAAAATGCCGTTTGTGTAGTCGTCGTCGTTTGCGTATTCAATGACCCTATCACTTGTAAAGTACAATTTGCGCTCATAACTTGCGCGGTGGTATCCGCTTATAAATGCACTTATTGGGGTTGCTGTGTTTGCTAGTTTGTTTGCTGTTGCTTTTCTCATTTTTTACCTACCTTGCGCGCCCGGTGGGCGCTGTTTATTTATTGATAATATATATTATCTATATACTATTATAATCATATTGCAAAACATTGCAAGCATTTTATGACATATTGCAAAACTTTTTTTTATAACGTTATGCAATACCCCCGGGCGCTGTGTCTTTTTGTATAGGTTTTGCAATACCCCCGGGCGGTGCTGTTGGCGTCCCTTGCTGTGCTGTGGGTGCTGTTGCTGTGGTTGTCTTTTTTACATTGTATTGTGTAATTTTGGGGGGTTGTGCTGTTGCTGTTTGCTGTTTTTTTACGCTGTGCCTTGTAATTTTTGGGGGTTTGCTTGCTGTGGTTTGGTGGTTTTTTACATTGGGGGTTGTAAATACCGGGTGGGGGGTCTTGTTTTGGTCTTTTTAGCGCCTTACCCCTACAAACACCCCTGAAAACAAAAAGGGGCTAATTCTTTCAAAATAGGAATTGACATTTCAAAACTATTATGATACAGTTGAATAAAAAGTTGAAAGACTTTGAAGAAACTGAAGACGAGAAAAGGAAGGAGAAGGGCAATGAGAATAGGTTACATAAGGGTAAGCACGGTAGAGCAAAACACGATAAGGCAAGAAGTGGTGATGCGAGAATTGGGTGTAGAGAAGGTATACATAGACAAGGCTAGTGGAAAGAATATGGCGCGACCACAGTTAATGGCGATGCTAGAGTTTATCAGGGAAGGAGATACGGTGGTAGTAAGTGAGATAAGCAGGTTTGCGAGAAACACAAGGGACTTATTGGAACTGATAGAGAGAATGGAGAGTAAGGGTGTAGAGTTTGAGAGCCTGAAGGAGAAGATAGATACCACGACAGTGACGGGTAAGTTTATGTTGACGATATTTGGTGCAGTGGCGCAGTTAGAGAGAGAGTACATATTGAGCAGGCAAAGGGAAGGCATAGAGTGTGCGAGAGCGGAAGGCAGGAGCATAGGTGGAAGGCCGATAATAGAGATAGAGAAAGACGAGTTTGCAAGGTTATACAAGAAATGGAAAGACGGAGAGATAACAGCGACGAGTGCAATGAAGGCCATAGGAATAAAACCAAACACATTTTATAGAATGGTTAAAGAATATGAAAACAAAGAAGGAAGGTGGAAGCAATGAGAAACAATGAGTATGTAGACAATGAGTATGTAAAGTTTGGTGACTTGAAGCAATTTGTATTTGAGATTGAAACAAGGCAAAACCAAGAAACAGTGTGGGTCACGGAGAAAGGGAAGGAGATAAATAATTGTGACGTGGCTGAAATGACGAAGGGAATGGAATTTTTACTTGAAGAATTAGAGCGCGCGATAATATGGAGCAAGGAACAAGCGATTGAAAAAAATTCCAAAAAATAAAAAAGGCACATTTTAATATTAATATTGGTCTAAAAAAGTAAGTAAGTAAGAAAGACCGGAAACCGAAGTAAGGGTTTAGGCGTAGGAATACGTCTAGCCCTTATTTTTTTTCCGCCAAAAAGGAGAAAGAATGAAAGAATTTAAGAGTTTTTACAAGACAGTAGCAGGAAAGGCTGTAGTTGAATTTTTGAGAGTAAATAGTTGGGTAAAAAAGTGGTTCAATATCAATTATGAAGATTGGACGCATAAAGAAGGCGGTTATTTACATTTACCATTGGAAAAAAAGATAAATGCAATGACCTACTTAAAGAACCGATTTGAAAGTATTACAGTTTGTGAAGACGTAACGGAAGATTACGAGTATTGGAAGAATAATTTTAACCCAAATAAAGACGATTGTTGTAATTTAAGGAAGTAAATTTATGGCAAAAATAACGTTTAATCAACTTTTAACGGCCTTTAAGAAGTTCAACAGTGCAAAAATGACTGAAAAATGTTATCAATGCTTGCATAATCTATACGAAATGGACAGGGAAAAGACGATGCCACATTTGATTAAGTATAGAAATGAACTCACAAAGGCTGTTCAAAACGGGGAAAACCCTGTTGATAATATGAATTGGCTTAAAAAATTATATATTTTATCGGCTCAAGACGTTTTTGACGATTACTGTATCGCGCTAGAATGGAATAGAGAAGCCAAAAAGAGATTTTATTTGCCAAGAAGAAAGCAATTATTGCCAATAGTTGAAAGTTTGCAAGACCTTGCTGACGATAAATTAGATTTATTGGCCATTTCTACACCACCGGGCGTTGGAAAAACTACGCTAGCAATCTTTTATTTGACGTGGTTAGGTGGGAAAAAGCCAAACAGTCCAATGTTAGGTGGTTCTCACAGCAATTCATTCCTGAAAGGTGTATATGAAGAATGCTATAGAATTATTGACGGTGGCGGAGAATACATTTGGCAAGAGATTTTCCCTACTATAAAGATATGCAATACCAATGCAAAAGATATGCGACTTGACCTAGACAAGCCACAGCGTTTTGAAACGTTTGAATTTTCGTCTATTGGGTCAGGAAATGCGGGTAAAGTTAGAGCAGGAACATTGTTATATTGCGACGACCTTGTAGACGGTATTGAAACCGCTATGAGTAAAGAGCGATTAGACAAATTATGGCAACAATATTATACCGATTTAAGACAAAGAAAGATTGGTAATTGCAAAGAATTACACATTGCTACTCGTTGGTCGGTTCACGACGTTATTGGAAGGCTAGAAGTTCAGTATGAAGGTAATGATAGAACAAGATTTTTAGTCTTTTCAGCCCTTGACGAGAATGACGAAAGCAATTTTGATTACCCATTTGGCGTAGGTTTTACTACACAATTCTATCACGAGCAAAGAGAAATTATGGACGATGCAAGTTGGCGTGCTTTATATATGAACATACCAATAGAAAGAGAAGGTTTATTGTATTCGGCTGAAGAATTACGTAGATATTTTGAGTTACCTAGCGAAGAACCTGATGCAATATTGGCTGTTTGTGATACAAAAGACAAAGGAACCGATTACTGTTGTATGCCAATAGCATATAAATATGGCAATGATTACTACATTGACACCATAATTTGTGATAATTCTAACCCTGAAGTCGTTGAAGCAAGGCTAATTTCAGCACTTTGTTCAAAAAAAGTTCAAATGGCACGCTTTGAAAGCAATTCAGCGGGCGGAAAAATAGCGGAAAAGGTACAGGAAGGCGTAAAAAATCAGGGCGGTAAGTGTAAAATCACCACAAAGTATACTACACAAAACAAAGAAACCAAGATTATTGTTCAGTCGCCATTCGTAAAAGAGCATTGTTTGTTCAAAGACGATAGCGTTTGTAAAAACGATAAAGAGTATAGAAAAGCGCTTAATTTCTTATGCAGTTATACTATGGCCGGAAAGAATAAAAACGACGACGTGCCTGATGCTTTTGCCCAATTATCACTGTTCGTTGATAGTTTATTAGGCAATGTTGTTCAAATAATGAAACGACCGTTTTAATTAAACATAACAAAACATAACAAACCACAATATGTTGTGTTTGAAATGTCAAAAAACCACAATATATTGCGAAAAAGATATTGACACAAAAATAACTATTGTACTATCATATAATTGTAAAAATGGGTTTGCTATAAAATTCCGTTTTCAGTTCTTCGCCCTGCTTTGCCCAAAGTAGGGAAAACAAATACGACCGTAGGGGGTTATATGATTGATATTAGAGAACTACCCTACGTGGTAGATATAATAAATGCGTCTTTGAATGACGGCAAAATAATTGAGATTAAAAACGAGAGTAGGAACAAAGATAAGCCTAATATCGTTATTGTTGAAATTAACCGTATATTAAAGACGAGAAAAAACAAAGATTAGGCTGAAGCGCGAGCCTTAAATTTAGAACCAAAGTAAGGGTTGTGAGTAGCAGTGGTGCTACTTATGCCCTTTTATTTTATAGGAGAAAAGTAGTGGAATTATCAGGAAGAAAAACTATTTATAGTGACGTTGAAGAAATTACAGCCGATAACGTTGTAAAAGTTATTAGGCAAGCATTCAATGAGCATCTCATTAACCGAAATGCTATCAACTATTTATATAACTACTACAAAGGCAAACAACCTATTCTTTCAAGAACTAAAAGTCAAAGACCTGATATTTGTAACAAAGTTGTTGAAAACAGGGCAAACGAAATCGTGTCATTCAAGACAGGCTATTTGATTGGGGAACCAATACAATATGTTAGCCGTAATGGTCAAGAAGATATTGGCGAAAAAGTATCAATGCTTAACGCTTATATGGACGCCGAAAGCAAGCCTACAAAAGATAAAAAATTAATTGAATGGTCTTATATTTGTGGAACAAGTTATAGACTAATATTACCTGACGCTGAAGCCGGAGAAGCGGACGAAGCGCCTTTTGAAATTTATACATTAGACCCAAGAAATACATTTGTAATTTATTCTACTAGCATTGGCAATAAACCAATAGCAGGCGTTTATTATACCAAAGATAAGAATACTAATACCTGTACATTTAGTGTATACACTAAAGACCGCTATTTTGTTATCAAAGAGAACAAGTTAGCCGAAGAAAAACCATATACATTAGGTATTATTCCTATCATTGAATACCCTGCAAACAATGCTAAACTTGGTTCTTTTGAAATAGTAATCACATTATTAGATGCTATCAATACTGTATCTTCAAATAGAGTAGACGGCATTGAACAATTCATTCAATCATTGGCTGTTGCAGTCAACTGTTCATTCCCTGAAGATACAACACTTAACGATATAAAAGAAGCCGGTATGATTTGCTTAAAATCTACAGGTGACAATAAAGCCGATTTCACAATTTTGAGTGAACAATTAAATCAAAGTGAAACACAAACATTGGTTGATTATATGTATCAAACAGTATTAACCATTTGTGGTATGCCAAATAGAAACGGCGGTTCTTCTACAAGTGATACAGGAACAGCGGTCGTTTTCCGTGACGGTTGGTCTTCAGCCGAAACAAGAGCAAAAGATAGTGAATTAATGTTCAAACAAAGTGAACAAGAAGCATTAAAACTCATACTTCGTATATGTAGAGATTTGAGTGACGTTGAACTAAAGATTAGTGACATTACAATCAAGTTTACACGTCGTAATTACGAGAATATTGAAACGAAAGCAAGCGTATTAGCAACAATGCTCAACAATGAAAAGATTGCTCCTAAATTGGCTTTCACACATTGTGGAATGTTTACTGATGCTGAAACAGCATATAGAGAAAGTATGGAATGGTATGAGAAAAATAAGGCCGAAGCACAAGCACAGGCTGAAGCAATAGCACAAGCAAACGGCAATAACGCTGATGCAAATGCTAATACAAATACAAACAACAATGGAAAAGAAGATAACCAAACAAACAATAAAGAATAGTTATCTTGCGCACTTTGACAACTTAAATATATTAAAAGCCGATTTGACACAAGAAACCGATATTCTAACCAAGTTAAATGAGTTCATTGACTATTTAGAATTGGCTTACATTGAAGGTTTTGTTGGTGCATCTTATATGATTGGCGCTGACGTTACATTAGATAATGTAAATGTAGCCGAAGCATTAAACAAGAAATATGACGGCATCAGCATCTTTGATAAGTTTACCGAGTACGTAAACAATCAAGACTATGAGAGTGCAAATAGGCTAATAGAAAGTGAATACCACCGAGTATACAATCAAGGCTCTTATGATTGTGCATCAAAAAGCGGTAAAAACCTTATTAAAATATGGGCTACCGTTGGCGACGAAAAGGTTAGAGATACACATTATTACCTTGAAGGTACTTCTTCACCTATAGACGGTTACTTTTACACGTTTGACGGTGACAAAGCATTATACCCAAGTGGTTTTGAGAAGGCCGAAAACAATGCAAATTGTCGTTGTTGGCTAGAATATATCACCGAGTAATCGGTTTTATATATAAAAAGTTAGGGAAAACTATAATCGCACAGTCAAGAAAAGACTTAAAAACAGTATTATTCGCATTAGCGACGTTAGGGAAAACGTTAATCGCAGGAGATTTAGAATGAAAATTGACACAACAAAAATTGAAGGTTTTGACGCAATGAGTGCCGAAGACAAAGTTAAGGCATTACAAGACTATGAGTACGAAGCAAGTGTTGAAGATAAAGACGTAAAGTCTTTGCAAGACACAATTAGTAAGTTAAAAGACAGTGTTTCAAAGGCAAATAAAGAAAGTGCCGAGAACAAGCGTAAATTTCTTGAAACTTTAAGCGAAAGCGAAAGAAAGGAACAAGAAAGAATTGAAGCCGATGCCCAACTTAAAGCGGAGTTAGACGCATTAAGAAAAGAGAAAACCGTTAATGGTTATACTAAACAGTTAATGGGTTTAGGTATTGAAGGTTCGCTTGCTGAAAAAATGGCCAATGAATTGCCTACAGGAATAGGAGAACAATTCTTTGCGGGGTTTAAGAAGTTCAAAGAAGATTTTGAAAAGAACTTACGTGCCGAAATTACTAAAGAAACACCAAAGCCTGACCATAAAGGAAGTCCAAATAGTACACCTACTAAAGAAGACTTTGACAAAATGAACTATCAAGAAAGGGTTAAATTATACAATGAAAGCCCTGAATTATACAAAGAATTTACAAATTAAAAAACAAAAAAAATTATTAAAGGAGATTTATTATTATGGCATTAACAAAATTAGAAAATATGGTTAATCCACAAGTCCTTGCTGATATGATTACCGCAAAATTGCCAAATCAAATTAAATTTGCACCAATGGCATCAATAGATAACACATTAGAAGGAAGACCGGGCAACACAATCACAATGCCTGCATACGCATATACAGGCGACGCATCAATCGTTGGAGAAGGAGAAGCAATACCTATTGAAAAACTCACAACAACAACAAAACAAGCAACAATTCATAAAATTGCAAAAGGTTATGAATTAAGTGACGAAAGCGTACTTTCAGGTTATGGCGACCCAATGGGTGAAGCAGGCGTTCAATTAGTTGAAGGCATTGCATCTAAAATTGATAACGAATTATTATCAATCTTACGTTCAATATCAGCAGGTATGACAGTACACGCAAGCGCTATTGACGCTGATGCTGTTAATGATGCACTTGTTAAATTTGGTGAAGAATTAGACGGAGAAAAATGGTTAGCAATTTCTCCTGAAGACTTAAAGACAATTAGAAAATCAGGAGATTGGGTACCTGCAAGTGAAATTTCAGCGGAATACACAATCAAAGGTTCAGTTGGCGAAGTTTATGGTTGCCAAGTTATTGTATCAAATAAAGTAAAGAAAGGTTACGCATATATTGTTAAACCGGGCGCATTAAAGTTGTTCTTAAAGAGAGATACAGCAGTTGAAGCCGATAGAGATATTGTTAGAAAAACTACAGTTATCACAGCCGACAAACACGAAACTTGCTATCTCTATGACGAAACAAAAGCAATCGCTATTTTACCAACAGTTGCAACAGGCTTCACAATCGGTGCTGAAACAGCAACAATTTTAGGTGCTGACCCTGCAACATTACAAGAGAATATCTCAATCGTAGGTTCTCAAGTAAAAGGTAAATTATTATACAAGACAGGTTATACAGGTTATTCCGGTGACGCATCATTACAATCAGGTAACTTCTTCGCATTCAAATGCAACGTTACAAACTTTAATGCTACAGCAGGTACCGGCGTAAACGTCTACGTTAAAATCATTGGCGGTTTAGGCAGTGAAGTAATGTTAGATGCTGATAAGAACTGTGTAATTAGAGTTGCAAATAAAGATACACAATACTTACAAATTAGAGTTGTTGATAATACAAATTCTAAAGAATATAAGTATTTCTACTATCTTGACCAATTAGAAACAGTAAAAGCATAGGTGAAATATGGGTATGCTCGCACACTACACTATTGTTGAACAATTACAAAAGTCCCCACAGGGCGGTGTAGTTGTGAAGCCTACTACCACTACACCTGAAACAAAGGTAGAAGATAAAAAGCCAAAGCAAAGGGGTACACGAAATGGACGATAACGCAAAATTATCAATGATAAAAACCTTATTAGAAATCAGCGGTACAAGTTATGATACACAATTAGGCGTGTACCTTGACTTTGCTAAACGTGAAATATTGAACTATTTATACATATTGGTTCCACAACCTGAAGACGTTACTGACGTTCCTACAAAGTATGAAATGGTACAGGTACAAGCAGTTGTAGCGGGGTTCAACCTTCGTGGCGCTGAAAACCAAAGCAGTCATACCGAGAATGGAATTTCAAGAACATTTGTATACAGCGATATGGTTGAATACATTAAAAATAATGTATTACCTTACGCAAAGGTTGGTTAAGATGCGTTGCCTAGCAAAAAATAAAAAGGTTTTATATTACGCTCTCTATAGCGGAAAAACCGAGTTAGTAGACGGGGACGGAAATAGCACAGGGGAATACGTGATAACACACGGAACGCCAATGGTTATGAAAGCAAATGTATCGCCTGCTACGGGGAATTATGACCTTAATTTGTACGGCATAAACGGCCAATATTCACACGTTATAGTTACTGACGATATGTCGTGCCTAATTGACACTAACAGCGTTATTTGGCTTGATAAAGAGCCTGTAGTAAATAGTGTTGTAACACCTTATAACTACGTAGTAGTTAGAGTATCAAAAAGTCTTACAAATATTGCTATTGCAATACAAGAAGTCAAGTTATGAAACCACGTGTTATTATAGTTGACTTGAGTGTATCTAGCATTAATGAAGCAATAAAACAAGTAGAAGAATTGCAAATGTTTGTTGATACATTTGGTAAAAATCTTCTTAAAGCGTTGATAAATTCGGGCGTAATTATTGCAAAGTCAAAAGTTATCAACATTGATACGGGTGAAACAAAGAAAAGTATTAGGGGCGTATATATTGACGGTAACCACGGAATGATTGTAGCGGGTGGCCAAGCACTATGGTTAGAGTTTGGTACAGGTGTAATTAAAAACACAGGTTACCCAATGCAATTACCTGACGGAATTGTTGGACACGGTCAATATGGACAAGGTTTAGGCGGAACGCTTGACGGGTGGTTCTACCCAACGGACGACATTAGGTACGCAATATGCGACACTGAAGGAAACGCTTATACAACCGACGACGGCTTATTCATAGCATATACAAAAGGTATTGAAGCCAATAAGTTTATGTACAAAACGATTATGTACTTAAAGAAAATGTGCAAAATAATTGCCGAAGACGTTATATCTCATTAGGAGCAAAGAATGATTAACATAGAAAACAAAGTTTATAGTCTTGTTTCAACGGCTGTAAAAACAAATTACAGTACAGCATCTACATATAGTGAACCTGTAGAAACGCCTGCAAGTTTTCCTTGTGTAGTTCTTTACGAAAGTAATAACGCTGTATATACCGAAACCCAAGATAGTTCTTCTATAGAAAATCACGCAATGGTTACCTATGAATGCGATATATATTCAAACGCAAAGAGTGGTAAGAAAACTCAAGCAAAGGCAATAGCACAAATAGTTGACGGTATTATGTCTTCAAAAGGTTTTACAAGAACATTTTGTGACCAAATACCAAACATTGATAGAACAATTTTCCGTATCGTAATGAGATACGAAGGCATTGTTGATAGTGGTACCACTTCCGGTACAACAACAACTTATAAAATCTACCGTAAATAAAATAATTAAAGGAGAATAAAACTATGGCATTAGAAATTTCAACTGCAGGAATAACATTGAAATATTGCGTAGAAACTACAAGTGGCACAAAACCTACAACAGGTTATACAGCCATTCCTAATATTAAGTCTATTCCTGACTTAAACCCTGAACCTTCACAATTAGACGTCACTGATTTAAGCGATACAACTTGGAAAAGATATATTCCGGGCTTAAAAGACGCAGGCGGTTCATTAGCATTTGGTGCTAACTTCACAACAGCATTCAAGACTGCTTGGGAAGCATTAGTAACAGCATACACAACAGGTGCAACTACAAGTAAAGCAACTTGGTTTGAAATCAATGTTCCTAACTTTGGTTCATTCTATTTTGCAGGCATTCCTTCAGCATTAGGCTTAAACAGCGCTGAAGTAGATGCAGTATTTGAAGGAAATGTATACATTTCCCCTAACCAAATTGAAGGTTGGGGTACAGCATCAACCTGATAAAGTTAAACCTTTTCGGTGGTATAGGTTAAACCGAAATACATTTTATTAGTAGGAGAAGAAGACAATGAAAGAGAAAGAAATTAAACCAATTATTATTACTGACGACGCAACAGGTATGGAATATACACTTGAGTTCAATAGAGAAAGCGTTAAGTATGCTGAAAGCAAAGGTTTTCAAATTGAAGAAGTAATCAAATACCCAATGAGTAAAATACCTGAATTATGGTTCTATTCATTTAGAATGCACCACAGCGGAATTAGTAGAGCAAAGACTGACGAGTTATTAGACGGCATTGGCGATATTCCTAATGGTTTATTAGAACGTTTAGGTGAGTTATATGCAACACCATTCAAATCATTAATGGGTAATGGTGGCTCAAAAAACTCTACAGTGAAGGTGAAGTTCTAGGGGACGAACCTTCTAAAACAGTAAGTGAATATCTTGAAGAATGTTGCCCGTATTATATGTTATACGGAATGACCTATGAACAATATTGGTACGGCGACCCTAATATGGCCGGTTCATTCAGGAAATTACACGAATTAAAAATAGAACAAAAAAACCAAGAACTATGGTTACAAGGTTTATACATATATAACGCTGTTGGCGTAGTAGCAAGTAACGCCTTATCAAAGAAAGGTAGTAGCAGTCAAAAGTATTTAGAAAAACCTATTGATATACTACCAAAGAGCAAAGAACAGCAAGAAAAGGAAGCCGAAGATACAAGACAAAAAGTAATAGATGCGTTGAGCGCTTGGAAGAAACAGTGGGACGCACAAAAAGGCGGTAAATAATGTCTATTCAATTAGCGGAATTAGAACTAAATATAAGCACTAATACTAACGGAGCCGTTGCAAGTTTACGTGACCTTGCATCGGCTTTAAGTGAGTTAAGAGATGCTACTAAAGGTGGTATTAGTGGCCTTAACACTATTGCTAAACAATTACAAAGACTTTCCGCATCAATAGACGGTGGACTTGCCGATAAAATAAGAGATATTGCAAACGCTTTACACGGTATTGCCGATATGGGCAGTGTAAACATTTCAGTAAAGGCTGACACAGGTAGCATAAAAGAAAGCGTACAACAAGCCACTGAAGATGCTTATACACCATTAGAAAACCCAATGGTTCCACAAGGCGGAACCGAATTATATAGAGCATACCCTGAAGGCTTTGTTGAATTTGTACAAGGTATTGGTAGTGCTTATAGACAATCTATGGGCGATGCTGATGCAATGCGTATGAAGTTTGAAGAAATGTACAGCACAATGGAACAGGCACAACCTATGTCCGCTGACGACGTACTCAATATGAGTGAACTTGAAATATTAAAATACAAGTTGGACGTATTAAAAGCAAAACTTCAAGATGCACTTGATGCAGGTGACCAACCTGAAAAAGCAATCAATTTGACAATGCAAATCAAGAGATTGCAAGAACAAATTACAAAACTTGAGAACCCTGTTACAAAGACAAAAAGTATATTCAAAGACTTTTTCAAGTCATTAAAACGTATTGCTACATATCGTATAGTAAGTTCTATATTAAAAGGAATTATTAGCGCATTAAAAACAGGAACAAATAACCTTTATCAATTTGATAAAGAATTTGGTAGTGGCAATTTAGCAAGCGCTTTAGACAAAATAACGACAAGTGTTGAGTATTTGAAGAATGCAATAGGCGCAAGTTTATCAAGCATTATTATTGCTTTAGAGCCTATTATAACTAAATGTGCTGATGCTTTAGCAACATTCTTCAATGAATTAAGTGCTGTAGGCGCTTTAGTAAGTGGACAAAACACTTTCAAGAAAGCCACAAAGAGCGTTAAAGAGTATGCTGAAGCAACCGAAAAAGCAAAGAATGCTACATTAGGTTTTGACGAAATCAATACATTATCTAATTCAAATAGTACCGATTATAGTGAAATGTTCAGCGAAGAAAGCGTTAGTAGCGCAAGTGAAGTCGCAAAATCATTGGCTGAAATGTTAAGCGCTGTAAAAGATATTGCTATGAACATTGTAGAAGTAATTAAACCGGTTATCGTTTCATTAATACCAATATTAAACAACCTATTTACTTCGGTATTTGCATTTGTTGCTGACGTTTTAGTTGCATTAGAACCAATTATATTTACATTAACTGACGTTATTGGCTCTATAATTCAAAGCATATTACCATTATTATCAATGATATTTAGCGCTGTAATTGAAATAATCAATGCAATTACGCCATTTGTTTCAGGTATTATTGAAACAATAACACCATTCGTTGATGCGTTATGCGCACAACTTGCTGAAAATTTACAACCATTATTAGACGTTTTGGTTAGTGTAATAACAGTTGCATTTGCTGTATTAGAAAAGAATTTACCATTTATCTTATCTTACATTCAATATATTGTAGATTGCTTTGGAATGTGGATTGACGTTGCTACAATTTTGTTTGATTTCCTAGCAGGAAATTGGGGTAAACTTGGCGAAGACTTTAAGTCTTTAGGAGCATCTATAACTGACGTATTCGGTTCATTATGGAAGGTTGTTGAAGAATGGTTCAATATGATTATCAATTCAGCAAAAGTTATTGGAGCGCCAATAGTAAACGCATTCAAAGATGCTTGGGCAAAAGTTAAAGACTTCTTTACAGGTACAGTTAAAACATTCTTCACTGAAACAATACCAAATTTCTTTAAGAGAGTTGGAATTAACATAGTTAATGCAATTATTGGTGGCTTAAACAAACTTGGTAATTTTACAATACCGGGCTTAAAAATTGGTGATTGGCAAGTTTGGGGTGATACAACAGTTCGTTTGTTCAGCATTCCATATTTAAGTTACGCTACAGGTGGCTTCCCAAGTCAAGGCCAATTATTCGTAGCAAATGAAGCAGGCGCTGAAATGGTCGGCTCAATGGACGGAAAGACAGCGGTTGCAAATAATCAACAAATCGTAGAAGGAATTAGAGAAGGTGTTTATGATGCAGTAGTAAACGCAATGGGTAATTCTAATTCAAACGGAAATTATAAAGTAGACGTTTACCTTGACGGTAAACAAATTGCAAGTTCTAACAGTAAATTTAGAAAAGAAAGTGGCGCAGGAATTGCTACAAGCGGTCTAATTTACGGTTATTAATAGGGGGTTAAAATGGCATTATTAGATAACGGCTTTGAAGCATTAGTTACAATAGGTTGCGATGCAAGCGGAAATGGCGGAACAGCATTGCCTGACCCTTCACAATATGATGCAAACACAGCAACATTGGTTGATAGCGCTAGAAATGTTAGCGGTATTATGATTGGCCAAATCATTAGGGACGATATTGCAAAAGTCAATTTGAAATGGAAATACTTAACAACACAGCAATGGGCTACAGTATGTTCATTGTTTACGGGTTCATTCTCAAATAACGTTAAGTTTTTCAACCAAACAATAGGCGCTTACGAAGTAAGAGAAATGTATGTAAGCGATAGAAGCGCAGGTATTTATTTAAGAAAGAGTAATGGTGACGTACAAGGCTTTACAAACTGTAGCCTAAACTTAATTGAAGTATAGGAGAAACTATGCAAACTGTTAGTCAAAGTTGGTTAAACGCACAAGGTCTAAAGATATTACCTGTAAGCGACTTGCAAATATCATACGGCCAAATAGATAACGACGCACAAGACGACGCTGAAGCATCGTCCACTCTTGCTGACGCATTATCTAATACAACAGCAATAACCAATACAGCATCTTTCGTAGGAAACGATTACGCTACATTAGAAAGAAACCAATGGGAACTAGACGGGGAAGAACCTATATATTCGCCTTCAAATAACGTTGGTTTTATATCTAGCAATGTATCAAACAATGACGGAACTTTTACAAACCACCCTGTAATTACTTTGAACTTTGATACAGTACACGCTACTTCAGTTAGTGGTTTAAGAATACAATGGTCAAAGACAATGGACGAGTACCCAACGTCTTTCAAAATTACAGCATACAATGCTAGCAGTCAAGTTATTGGTACGGCTGTTACGGTAACAGGCAATACTTCAATAAGTACCTTTACAGCATACACAATTACAAACTATAAAAAGATAGAAATAGAAATTATATCTTGGTCTATTAGCGGTGCTAAAGCAAGAATAGAACAAGTAATTTTAGGGGACTATAAAATATTCCCTAAAGAAGAAATTATGGGCTTTGAACATATTGAAAAAGTAGATTTACTTTCATTCAGTTTACCAAAGGCTCAAATTACATTCAAGTTAAACAACAAGAATGAACAATGGAACCCTGATAACCCTACAGGTGCTTATCAGTATTTATCAACAAGACAAAAACTAACCGTAAAATACGGTTATATAATACACGGCGTACACGAATACATTGATTGTGGGACATTCTATATGAGCGAATGGGACACACCACAAAATGGTATTACAGTTACGTTCACAGCAAGAGATTTAATTGAATATATGGGAAAGACTTTCGTTACTACATACCCATTGACAACAAACTTAAAGGCATTGGCTGAAACAGCATTTACACAATGCGGAATAAATAGCAACCAATATTCAATAGATAATTCACTTGCAAGTATATCAACAACATTAACCACTGACGTTGGTTACAGTTGTGCTGAATTGGTACAGTTATGCGCAAACGCAGGTTGCTGTGTAATGTATCAAGATAGACAAGGTGTTATGAGAATAGAGCCATTGAATACTTCAGCCCCTGAACAGCCATACACAATTAACCGTTTCGTATCATACGACAATGCTGAATACGAACAAAGTAGAGTGCTAGCAGGCGTAGACGTAAACGACGGTCTTGGAACATACAGCACAGGAAACAGCGGAGAAATACAAACAATTCAAAATCCACTCATTGTAACCGCTCAAAGGGCAAATGCGGTGGCTCAATGGGTAGCAGGGGTATTGAGTAATAGAAAGACGTTAAGTGGCGATTTTAGGGCTGACATAAGGCTAGACGCCCTTGATAAGATTAAAGTTGAGAATAAATATTCTCAAGGTGCAAATGCTTTGAATGTTTATATCACTGAAATTAAGTATACATACAATGGTGGCTTCAAAGGCAATTACGAAGGGAGAATAGTATAATGGCACAAAAACATATTAACCCTATTCAAAATAGAGAGCAGGTTATAAGATGCGCGGAAGATAACTTTACTGACTTGTACGCAAACAAGCAAGATAAGTTGTCCGCTCAAACTGCCTATTCAGCAAAAGGAACGTCTACTAAAGTACCACAAATTACTACTAATAGTTTGGGGCAAGTTACAGGTATAACTGAAGTCAATATTGACGGCTATACAAAGAGCGAAGTTGATAATAAAATATCAGCAATTACAAGCAATGTTCCTATGGCGGTTAGTTCTAGCGATATTGCTTGTGTTAGCGGAAAAGAAAACGGTGGTAATATTGCTGTAGTTGACGGCCAAGTTGCTGTGCCAAGCATAAAAGGGAATACATACTCATATAACCAATGGGCTGATTATGATACTTCGCAAGGCGCAACTAGATTAGTACATTTGTATGGTACTTCTTATGGAACGGCTACATATAACGGAAGTTCACTAACGGTAGTTTATAACGCATTTTCGGGTACAAGCAGTTTTTATAATATGGGCGTTGGTGTTAATAACCCATTATATGTTTCAGGAAGCACAACTTCTCAAGCAAATCAACATATTTTACTAAATATTTGTAGAGTTACAAGTAGCGTAAGTGGTTTATTTTATCAAGAAATTAACTCTCAAGTTAAACAAGTAACATTGTCGGCTAATACTAAAACCGATATGTGGTTTATTGCTAGAAACTATGGTTCAAATAATTATACTTATATTTACCCTAAATTTACATTTGATAGTTTAACCGTAACCTATGAAGACTATATGTTAATAGACTTAACATTATGGTTTGGTATGGGAAATGAACCTTCAACGCTTCAAGAATTTTATAAGAGAGTGCCACAGTCCACCGACTTTATGGCATATAACAAAGGCACTTTAATTAGTAGTAATAACATTATTAAGAGCATATCACGTAACATTTTACCTACTGATAAGATTTATAATTATTATGGTGGAGCATTATATGATAATGGCCGTGGCGCTTATTATGATTATAATGGTAAAACATTAACTTGCACAAAATCAGCAGGTTCTTATCTTGCAGGTTTTAGAGTTGAAGTCCCTATTGGAACAACACAAATTAATATTTCACGCGGTAATTTAACAAATACTTCAGTTTGTAAATGTTACTACGTATGCGAAGATGCAAAAAACAATGCAATAACTTCTCAATCTTCAATTAATGTTTCAACCACAGGGAATACTACAAACATACCAAGCACAACAAAATATATTAGAATTGGAATAGGTAACGATAATACAACGGAATATTATTCAGTTGAAAATATTATGGTTAATATTGGTTCTTCTAAACTTACATACGAAGACGGAGCATTTGATAGTATTGAAGACATTGGAGAATTAAAATCAGCAGGAACGTCAAGGGACGAAAAAACAGGTACTATTTATATTAGACGTATTGGCTCAATTACTTTTGACGGTTCAAGTGACGAAGGGTGGTCAAAGGCTACAAGCGGGGACTTTGTATTATATTACTATTCGTTTCCTGATAGTTTGAATGCAAAAAACCCGGGCTATGGTAATGTTAATACAATATCTTGTGACAAATATGCAACCGCTTCGGGAAATTGGAACGGTGTTGTTACTATTGGCAATATGACGTCAAGCAACAGCGGACGATTACAAGTGGGTATAACATTTACTTCTTCAACAGCGCCGGCTGATGTTACCGCTTGGAAGGCTATTCTTGCATCTAACCCTATTACAGTATATTACGAATTAAGCAACCCTACAGTAACTGTTTCTTCATTGCAAACAGGAATGGCTTGTTGGGAAAATGGCTTACAAGTTCAAACAAACAGTAACGGAACAATTCAAGCCCCATATTTAATTTCAAAGGAATATTCAATAAACATTGGTTCACAATTATCAAATAATATGTCTACTGATTTAGGCCAAGAAATAAGATTAGATAATTTAGAAAATGCTAATTATTTGCAAAAGTCAGGCGGAACAATGACTGGTACTATTAAAACACCAAATAATACTGTTCCAGCAATGCTTTTAAGGGATACTTCAAGTTATTATGCAGGTGTTGTTTATAGAACAAGTGGCAATGAGGCTGTTTGTTTTGACAATAAAAATAGTGGAACATCTTGGATTTTTAGAACAAAAGACCCAACAGCAAATAGTGCTTCGTGGAATGATGTAACACCGTCAATGCAAATTAAAAATCAAAGAGTTACGATAAACAAACTTATAGCAAATGATACTAATGCTTCTTATAATCTTGACGTAAATGGAACAGCAAACGCTACTACATTGTATGAAAATGGAGCAACAATCAGTTCTAAATATTTAGGTATTAGTAGTAATGCAGTAGGAATTAAAGCAATAGCAAAGTCGGTTGATACCGAATGTATACCTGCAACAACTGATACTCTTTGCGTTTATAGAATAGACGGAAATGGAACAGCCACAGGTGCTGACGGACATATTATTGGTATGACTTGGTCTCTTACAAATAATTATGGCGCTCAAATATATATTGATACCGACCCAACATATAATATTAGTTTAAGACAAAGAAACGCAAGCGGTACTTGGCAAGCGTGGAAAAAGATAGTAACTGAAAATATGTTTTCATTAAGCGGAACAACATTAACTATAAACATATAATATGGCAAACGATATTACATACAATGGCACAAAGCCTACAAGCATAGTATATAACGGGACAAATGTAAATGTTGTAAAGTACAACAATACATACGTTTGGGGCAGGCCATTTACATATACAACAGGAAGCAAAACGGGTGTAGCAAGTATTACCTGTACGAGAGCAAGTAGCCCATACGCACACGCAAGCACAGGCACAGTAGCAACAGGCGGAACCATATACTATGGTGATACCATTTACTTCACCGCAACAGCAACCACAGGGTACAATGCGCCTACTAGTTCAAAGACAAGTTCAAGTCCATTGACTGTTACGGGAAATGTTACAGGAGCCGATTATATTACAGCGGGTAGTGTAATAACTTATACTCTTACGCTGTCTAGTTCGGGTACAAGTGCATTATCATACTTTGTAAGAGTAAGTAGCCCATTAGGTGGCGGTAGCACAGGTTCATTAAGCAATGGCGCAACGCTGTATTACGGTGATACATACTATGCACAAGCGGGTGTTAATAGTGGTGGTTATTATTCATATAAAGCAACAACTTGGTCTTTGACAGCAGGTGGTACTGCTAAAACGGCTACAACCACATTCTATCAAAGAAGAAATAGCACGTATGGGTATACAGCATCAAGTGGCATAAATAATGGCTGTGGGGCATACAAAGAATGGGGTTCGGCATCAAGCCCGTGGACAGTTACAGGCAACATAGTTGTTTCGGGTGGTACAACAGTAAAATCTTGGACGCAAGTATGGAGCGGAAGTGTAAGTTGGGGTGGAAT